ATAGAAGTAAGCGATAATATTCCAGAGGATAAAATTATTGGTGAAGTAGTTAGTTCAAAAATTATACCTTTAAACAAACCTGATATTAAAGCTACACTTGCAATTGAAAATGAAATAAATTTTAAAGAAAATATGTTATCATACCTTGATAAAACTCAGTTGAGCTTGGGTTATTATGCAGAGTTAGTAGAGGCTGATGGTGAAGATTATGATTTTGAGCAGGTTAATATAGAACCTCATCATTTAGCAGTAGTTGCAAAGGCAAGATGTGGGAATGATTGCAAATTTAAAGATAAAGGAGTAGAAATGGATAAAGACACAAAAGACACTCAAAATCAAAACACAAATGGAAACGGAAACACTCAAGGAGATAATCCACAAGGAAACAATTCACAAGGAAATAATCAACAAGTGAATAACTCACAAGGAGATAATCCACAAAAAAACGATAATGGACAAATCAATTTACAAAAGGTAGCAGAAATTGTAAAAGACTTGCCAGAGGCTATTAAAGTGATGAGCATTGAGGATATAAAAAAAATAATCCCTATTTTGGAAGAGGTGATAAATAAAGCAAAAGGTAATAAACCAGAGTTGCAAGATGATAAAGTTAAAAATCAACAAACAAACAACGAACCTGATACTAATAACGAACCTAATACTAACAATGAACCTGACACTAACAATGAACCTGATAAAGGAACAAAAACAACAGACAGTAAGCCAAGTTTTATAGATACAAAAGAGTTTAAAGATGCAGTTATCAAATATGGCAATGAAAGAGCATCTATTATTTTAAAAGCTAAATTATTCCTTGATGAAGGTTATGATTTTGAAAATAAGGATAATTTAACTATTATGAAAGATGTTTTATCAAAAACAATGAAAGAGCAATTTAGTGATGAAGAAGTGCCAGTTGCTTTTAAGTTGTTAAAAAAATTTAAAGATTATTCAAGTTTTGGAGCATTTAAAGATAAAAAAGAAGAAGAAATAGAAAAACTAAAAGATAAGGAGTTATAAAATGGCTTTTCCAAGTGCGGCAACAAGTCAAATCTCTCCAGTAGGAGCTGGTGAAGTTTTTGGACAAATAGGAGTTATTAGCAGTTATACTATTTTTGAAGAAGGTATTGAGGCAGGAAAGTTTGTAAAATTTAACAGCGATACTGGTGGTATTGAAAAAGTTAATGGTGAAAGTGGAGCTATTATTGCAGGAGTAGCTAAAAGAAATGTTACTGATGCAGTGGAAAATTATGGAGTATTTACTCGAGAGCTTACAAGCAAGGTTGATGTGGTTGAGAGCGGTATTGTAACAGTTGAGGTTGTAGCAGGAATTAATCCTAAAAAGTTTGACAAAGTATATGTTTATAATAATACTGATGTAGCTACTGATGAATGGGGTAAAGCAACAAATCATTCAAGTGATTTAGCAAGTGATGGAACAACAGAGGTTGAAAATATACCTATTGATGGTTATTTTTACAAAAAAATTAGCGATAATGTTTGGGCTATTAGAATTAAATAAAAATTAAAGGAGAGACAATGCCAAAAATAGGACAGCTTTACGATTTAGACAATTTTAAAAAGTTTATGGACAGTGCTAATAAGCCGATGTTTAAAGATAGCGATGCAGGTATAGTGCTTGCAAAGAACTTAACAGCAATTAATCCGAAAATTTTTGAAAAAAAATATCCAGAGTTAGCTTTTATTAATAGTGGTATTCAAGTTGATAACACAGGAGGTTATGCAAGAAGAATTCAATCTCTTAGATTAATCGATAGAGGAGATTTTGCAGATGCAGGGGATATTAATAGCGATAAAGGTAGAATTAGTTTAGCGGCAGAAGATACATATTTAAAAGTATTTGTAAAAGAGGCATATTCAATATGGACAGATGACGAGATTAAAGAGGCGAAGTTGCAAAATATTAATCTACCTGAGAGATATATAGCTACTCATAATAAAGTTTATTTGCAAAAAGTAGATGAAATAGGTTTTATTGGACACAATGGACAAGCAGGGTTATTAAATTATAAAGGATTTGCTGTAACAACAGCGGTGGATAAAATTGAGAATGAAACACCTAAACAAATGTATAATGAAATTGCTAATCTTATTACTGAGCAAAGAAATGCAGTAAATAATACCCCTGAGTATTCATGCAAGAAGGTTGTAATGCCTATTAGAGTTATGAATAAATTAAGTGCTACTATTTTAAATAGTGCAGGTGGGAGCAAGAGTGTATTAAAAGCATTAAAAGATAATTTCCCTGATGTAGAGTTTTTATCAACATTTAGAGCAGAGAATGTAGATGGAACAAGTAGAGTAGTTGCTTTTTCAGTAAGTGAAGATGCAATGGTTATGAGAATACCTCTTAGACTTACAATTGGAGAGATTATTAGAATTTCAAGTTTTGCATTTAGAATAGACAGTAAGTTTAGAATAGCAGGACTTGATGTTTTAGAAAATTCAAGTGCAAGAATTTTAGTAGGGCTTTAATGCCTTACTCTTTAAGGAGGTAAAATGAATAGAGAAGAATTAAAAAAGTTATCAGTAGAGGAATTAAAAAAGAAATGTAAAGAGCTTGGTTTAAGCGGGTATAGTAGAAAAAAAGAGGATGAGCTTATTGATATGATTTTAAAAGCTACAAAAGATAAAGAGGATAAAAAAGAAGATGAGGTTAAAGAGGAAGAAGACAAAGTTGTTTTTATAAAGTTAATCGATGCAGTTTTTAGTTTTCAAGGTAAAGATTTTAAAGAAAAAGAGTTTGTATTGACAAAAGAAGAAGCAGAGCATATGAGAATTAAACATGCTATTAAGTTAAATTTAATCAAGGTAAAAGAGACTAAATGAGTTTAAGAGAAGATTTAATATCAAGATTTCCAGATTTAGATGTTAGCTTAATTGACAAATATTTGCCTATTTATAAAAATAGATATAAAGTATATTACAATGCAGAATATGGGGCTAATAAAGAAGATGATGAAATTATACTTAATTTATTAGCCCATTTAATTACTGTTAGTAGTAACTTTAAAAACGGTGAGAATATTAAACAAATATCAAGCGAGAGTGTTAATGGGGTAAGTGTAAGTTATGCGACACAACAATCTAATATAGATGATAATTTTTTTAATTCAACAATTTATGGACAAATGTTTAAAGTTTTAATAAAAAAGAATAACGGAGCTTTTTTCATATGAAAAAGAATGATTTAAGCAAGTTGCAACATATAATAAAACAATTAGAAATAGCAAAGAAGACAGCGGTTAAAGTTGGAATACCAGCGGATGTAGGATTTTATCCGAAAACAGGTAAGAAGTTAGTTGAAGTTGCAACAATGCATGAGTTTGGTTTGGGAGTTCCAAGAAGAAGTTTTTTAAGAATGCCATTTGAGTTAAAAAAGAAAGAACTTCAAAAATCAATAAAAGCGGCTTATAGGAGTGTTTTAAAAGGAGGAGATACTATTGTAAATCTTAATAAGCTGGGTTTAGTAGCTCAAAATATATCAGAAATAGCTTTTAAAACAGGTGGTTATGGACATTGGAAACCTTTAGAAAAAGAAACAATTGAGCGAAAAGGAAGTAGCAAAATATTAGTTGATACCAGTAGATTAGTGCAAAATGTAACTTATTGGGTTGTAAAAGGTGAGTAATGCTACCAAATTTATCAAATACAGTTAAAAGATTTTCACAAGATGTGAATTTAATCAGAGTTACTACAACGGTAATTAATCATAAGCCAGTAGAAGAAGAAACAAATATTGCTATAAAGGCAGTTATACAGCCAGCAGATAAAGAAAAACTAAATATAGATAAGATAGATTATTCTTTAAAATACATACTAATAAACTCAACGGATGAGATGAGAATAAAAGATAAATTAGAATATAAATCAACAAAATATAGAATTATTGCAGTTGAAGATTTTAGCGATTACGGGTATTATAGAGCCATAGCAGAAGAGGTTAAAGAATGATACTTGAAAGAATAGCAGACTATATAACCGAGTTAATGGATTTTGATAGTAGTAGAGTTTTAATTGGTAGAGAAAATGCAACAGTAGATGTTTTTACTAATGATTATATTGTAATTGATAATTTATCCCCAGCGATACCTATAACAACAGTTAGAAATTTTGATAGTAAAAAAGAAGTTGAAAAATTTAGCGTGCTTTATAGTGCAAAATTTACTTTTGAGTTTTATGGTGAAAATGCTTACAGTAATATGTATAAATTTTTAGCATTGCAAAACTCTCAAAAAGCAAAAGATTTACAAAAAAAATATATTTTAACAGTTTTTAAAGCTTATTCTACTAATAATTTAAAACAAATAGTTGGAAATAAATATTATGAGAGATATGAGGTTGAAATTACGATACAATATTGGGAGACTTTAGAGGTTGATACTTTCAGAATTGATAAGGTTATGGTAAATTTAGAGGATGATACTTCAAAAATTGATGAGGTTATGGTAAGTAAATTTTTAAAAAATAATTAAAGGAGACTAAATGGCAGATTTAAGAAATGTAGTTAATGTTTCAATTATTCCAAGTGGTAGAACATTAAATAGAACAAATATGAACATTGTTTGTATTGTTACAAGTGAATTAAAAGTTTTAAATTCACTTAATAGAACAAAAGCATATATTGATTTAAACAGTGTAGCAGAGGATTTTGGGACAAATAGTAAAACATATGAGTTTGCAAAAGCTTTATTTTCACAGACTAAAAATCCTACTAATTCAGGCGGTTATTTAGTTATAGGATATTGGAGAGCAGTGGATGAGACTATACCAGCACAGCCAGCTAAACTCATAGGAGGACAATTAAGTGAAAGTGCAGTTATAGGAGCATTGCAGACAGTTTCCGATGGTAGTTTTGTTATTAGTATAGATGGAGAGACTAAAACAATTACAGGACTTGATTTTAGAACAATTGATAGTATAGATGATATAGTTTCTATATTAGACAATAAAATTATTGGAGCTACTGTTACATATGAAGACCAAAGAATTATTATTACAAGCAATTCAACAGGAGCAACAAGTAAAGTTAGCTTTTTAAGTCAAGCAGACACTGGAACTTTTATAGGAGATATTTTAGCTTTATCAGATGGAACAGGAGCATATATAGTTAAAGGACAAGATGAGCAAATACTCACAGCAGAGACAAAAGAAGAGGCATTAAATGAGATTTCAAAAAAAGAACCTATTAGAGGAGTTGTTTTTATTGATGACCCTACAGATGAAGAGGCAGAGGCTTTATCAAGTTGGGGAGCAAGTAATGATGTAATCCTTTATGATGTGTTTAGTAACCCTATGAACCTTGAAAAAGTTATGGAGAATGTAGTTTGGAGGATTAAACTCTCAAATGGTAAAAATTATAGGATGATTTATAGAAAAGATGGAAATAGAAAAATAGCAGTTGCTTATATGGCAAGAATGCATACAGTAAATTTTAATGCAGAAAATAGTGCTATTACAATGAATTTAAAAGAGTTAGAAGGTATTACTCCAGAGGAATATACTCAAGATGAGATTTTAAAAGCACAAAAAGTTGGATTGGATTTATATGTTACTTTTGGAGACTTGCCAAAGCTTTTAGTAAGCGGTGCAAATGATTTTGTGGATAATGTTTATAACTTCATAGCGGTTAAAAGATTTATTCAAATAGATTTATTCAATTTATTAGGTATAACAGGAACTAAACTTGCACAGACTGATACAGATGTGCAAAAAATAGTTGATACAGTTGAAAAAACTCTTAAACTATTCAAA